TTATTGTGCCGAGCCCTTTTTTCTTGGCATAATAGCAGGCTAAAAAGGAAATAATATGATTGCAAAAATTTGTGAGGAGTGTGGGAACACTTTTTATAAGTTTCCTTGTTATTTTAAAAAAAGAGCAGGAAGATTTTGTTCTAAGGGATGTGAGTTAAGGTGGAACAGTAAAGAATGGTGCATCAATAATCCTATGCGGGGAATAGACAAGTCCGGTTCAAAAAATCCGATGTGGGGTAAGTTTAAGGATAATTTAATCGGAGCTCAACGAAAAGATGGGTATATTAGAGTAAGATTTAATGGACAAAGAATTTTAAAGCATAGATTTTTAATGATGGAATATTTGGGAAGAAAGTTAGAGAAATGGGAAATTGTTCATCATATTGACGGCGATAATACGAATAATAGTTTAGAAAATTTACAAATTATGTCTCAAGGTCAGCATAGACAACTACACTTTGAGCGAGGAGATTTGCGGTGAGCGACCAACAGCCAATTATCATCTATCAGCCAAGAATGTGGACAAAACCATTGCACGAAAGCGATAAAAGATGGAAGGTTGTTGTTGCTCACCGCCGATAGCGGTCTGGCAAAAGCACAGCGGCAATTAATCATTTGATAAGAGACGCAGTTAATATACCAGAAGCAAGATTTGCGTTTATTTCGGTAACATACCGGCAAGCTAAAGACAATGTTTGGGATATTTTAAAACAATTTGCTGGCAAAATAGATGGGGTAATTTTTAACGAGTCAGAACTAAGAGCGGATTTTCTTAATGGTTCAAGAATTAAATTATACGGGGCTGACAATCCGGATAGCTTGAGAGGTTTGGGTTTATGGGGAGTAGTGTTTGACGAATACAGCCAACAGCCAAGTAATATTTTTACAGAAATTATCAGGCCAACGTTGGCGGACCATAATGGCTACGCAATCTGGATAGGGACGCCAAAAGGCAAAAATGAATTTTTCCGTTTGTATGAGCAGGGCCAGACAAACCCAGAGTGGCTATCAATGCTTTTGACAGTTGAAGATACAAAATTAATTAATCAAAAAGAATTGGATGACGCGCGTCAGATAATGACCGAGGATGAGTTTAATCAGGAGTGGTTTTGTTCGTTTGAGGCGGCCATCAAAGGCGCGTATTACAGCAAGGATTTGGCCGAAGCGAGGAAGCTAAACCATATTGGCAAAGTTTCTTACGAAAAAGATTTACCGGTTTATACCTATTGGGATTTGGGTATTGATGACAGCACGGCCATAGGATTTTTTCAGTTTAGCGGCAAAGAAATCAGGATGATTGACTATTACGAGAACTGGGGATTTGGATTGGATCATTACATCAAAGTTTTAAAAGACAAACCATACAATTACGAACGGCATTATTTCCCGCCAGATATTGAAGTCAGAGAATTGACCACTGGCCGGAGTAGGAGAGAGTCGCTGGAGAAGATGGGTATCACAGTCAATGTGGTTAAAAAATTGGCTTTAGCCGATGGTATTAACGCGGTGAGGATGTTATTTAATCGGTTTTGGATAGATGAGAATAACTGCGCTACTTTCCTGGACGCTATCAGCCAGTATCGGGCGGAGTGGGATGATAAAAATGGCAAGTTCCGCGATCACCCCTTGCATGACTGGACCAGCCACGCTTGTTTGGTTGGAGATACTTTAATAAAAACAACAAAGGGAAATAAATTAATTAAAGATATAACCACCCAAGATATTGTTAAAACGCCAATGGGAGAACGGAGAGTATTGTGGGCTGGAATGGTTAAAAAAACAAATAATTTAATTGAAGTTAACTTACAGGATGGCAATAAAATAACAGCGACGCCTGAACACAAATTTTTTACATTAAGAAGGGGGCTTGTCAAAGCTGATATGTTGCGTTATAATGATAGTATAATTAATTTAAATTATACTATATGCGAAAAAAATTTATTGTATTCAAGGGCAGAAAATATCGGCTTTAGGGAAGCTATTATAGAGCAGACAACTGGAGACACGGGCTTTGCAGTTTACACCGAGCAATCTGGGAAGACATTAATGGAAAAATTCCAGTTAATTGCCATATACATCATAAAAATGGCAACTCGTTTGATAACAGAATTGAAAATTTGGAGTGTATTGATAAAAGACAGCATATTTTTTCGCACGCCGCTAACGGTAAATGGGTTGGGAGTGAAGCCAATAAAAAACAGTTACTTTCCGTTAATTATTTGGCAAAACAATGGCACAAATCAGAAATTGGAAAATTATGGCATAAGCAATTGGCGAAAAGACGATGGGAAAATGGGGATTTCAAAGTGGTGGAGAAGAATTGTATTATATGCGGGAAAATCTTTAAAACACCATTTCCAACCAGAGCTAAATTTTGCCACCAAAATTGTAAGGCTAAAGCATTTACGAGAAGACACAGAAGTTTACGATCTGACAATAGAAAAGGATCACTGTTATTATGCTAATAATTTATTAGTTAGTAACAGTGATATGCTCCGCTATATGTCAGTCAGCTATCAAGAAATTTATAGCTTACAGGATAGCCGGAAACAAGAAATAAACCATAGGCAGATGAGGAGCTTGGAATTTAACCACAAGCAAGAAACGCCCTATCGTTTTCATTACAATAACTAAAAGAATATGGCCGACAAACAAGAAGAAATACAAAAAATTATTGCCCTTAAAGAGTATTACAAACAGTCATCCCAAAAGGTCAGACAGAAATGGGTTGATTTTTGGAAAATGTATATTTCCTGGATTGATGAAACCCAGAGCCCTTATTTATCCAACCTGTTCATCCCCAAAACAAACGCGGCTATTGAGCTTTTAGTCGCGTTTTTGGCTGGCAAAAATCAGACCATCACGGCCAGTCCAGAGGGGGCGGATGATGTCAACAAGGCCCTGATGATAGAAAAACTGCTGGACTTTCAATGGCGCAAGGAAATTGGCGGCCGGATAAAAATAAGCCAGTGGATCAAGCAATCAGCTATATTTGGCAATGGGATTATTAAGTGTGGCTGGGATGTGGACGCTAAAATGCCTTTTCTCAATGTGGTCAATCTGCCGGATGTGTTCATGGATTACTACACGGCGGATATTCAAGAAAGCCCAGTATTCCACCGGATAATCAAACTTAAGGACGAGGTGATTGAGGATGATAGATACGACAAAAAAGTCGCCAAGAGATTAATTGAGGTCGGCTCGGAAAAGGAAGAAGAAACCGAAACCAAATTTAGCGCTTATGATAATTCCAGTTTGGCCACGGGTGGCAATGGCAAAACCCAAAAGGTAGAGCTGTGGGAGTATTGGCCAGTGGATAACAAGAGATTAATCACACTTGGCCTGACGGATAAAGGCTGGGAGAAGCTAAGGGATGAGGAGAATGACTACCAGGATGATGACGGCAATTATTTTAAACCATTCGTTAAGATACACTGTAAGAAAAATCCTTTGCCTAACCGCGCTTATGACTTTGGCATTGTGGAAGCGGTGGAAAAGATACAGAAGGCCTTTAATGACTGTATTAATGAGTATTTTGACAATGTAACCCTAATCAATAACGCTACCTGGCTCAAACGCCGTGGTGCGACTATTACCGGAGACTTGACCAGGCGGACTGGCGGTATAGTGGAAGTAGATGACATTAACAACGACCTAAAAGCAGACAGACCACCGGAAGTTACCGGCTCAATGATTAACATGATCCGTTTATTGGATGGAGAATTTCAGCAAGGGTCAATGATAGTCAATCTCTTAAAAGCCGTGCCTAGCTCCAATACCACGGCCACGGAAGCGGCCCTGGGCCAGCAAAATGTCCAGACACTTCTTGACCATATCTCGGACAACATAGAGGACGGCATGAGCGAACTTGGCAATATGCTGGTGTGGCTCAATCTAAAATATCAAACCAAGATTAAAACAATTCTGGAAAAAGAAAAAGAGATGGTTTTCTTGGAGATAGACACGGAAAAAATCAAAGGCAAATATGATATTCGCATTACAGCGGACAGGCAAAACGCGGAGAGCAAGGCCGTGCAACAAAAACAGATGTTGGACCTCTTGGCTCTGATCGGCAATTCGCCTATGATACTCCAAAAATATCCTGACTTGCCGGAGAAGATAATCAAACGCTGGCTGGATAAAACCGGTATGGGAGACACGGACTGGTTTTTTGAAAATAGCAATCCGGCGCCAGTAGTCGCGCCAGCGCCAATGGCTGGAGGCGCGGGTGTTAGAACCCCCAGCCGAGGCGAAGGGTTAACTACGGCAAATATTAATAACCAAACGCAAAAATATTAAAATTTATGTCATACACAGTAGCACAAAAAAAAGGCACCTGGTTTGTAACGGAAGACGAAAGCGGGAAGGTTGAAGGTAGTTTTTTTAAGGAATCTGACGCGGATAATAAGGCCGCGGCCGAGGGATTGGCCCAAAAATTAGCTGATAAAGAGAGAACATGGCGAGAATCTATCCACACAAAGAAGAGTTAATCACCAAGAATAACGAGACAATTGAGACGGCAAGACTGGCCCAGTCTTTGCTTTTACAAAAGGGCTGGCAGATAGTGGATGATTTTATCGCGAAAAGAAAAGCTGATGTGGAAAATGAATTATTTGTTAAGGGAGAGATAGATTTTAAGAAATCATCCAAAGTAGCAGGCATGATAGAACTCAAGAAATATCTGGAAGGAATCGCAAATGCTGGCGTGAGCGCCACTGAAGATAATAATAAACTAAGCCAAACCTCGCAAGAGACGGCAACATAAGTTTATGGACAATAACAACCAAACCCTAGGTCAAACTGGTGGCACTGACGAAGGCGGCCAAGCCAATGCCAATGCCAACAACGACAACGGGACGGGCCAGAAGGGAACTGGCGGAGCGGAAGACTACAAGGCAAAGTTTGCCGCTTCAACCGCTGAAAATCAAAGGATTTTAGGCGAGTTTAAATCCCTGCAGGATCGGGCAGAAGAATTAGAAGCTTCACTGACCGATACTAAAGAGTCTTTATCTGTTTTAGAAAAGCAGTATGAGGAGGAGAAACCCGAAGAATATGAGGCATCAAAAGCTAACAAGGTTCTCGGGAATCTTCAAGAAAGGGTAGCGGCGCTGGACGAAACGGCAAAATTAAATGATTTTGTCGGTTCAAACCTAGATTCGCAAACCCACAAAGAAGCTTTACGCGCGCTTGGCCGAGCTAACCCTCGCAAAAGCTATGCAACGCTCTGGAAAGAGAATTTTGCGGCTTTCTATGAGGATAAGGGCGAGACTAAAAAGTCTCAACCGGAAACCGGTAAGGGCGCGGTGGTATCTGATATGGAGACAGGCGATTTGCCGGACGGCTTTAATAGCTGGCCGACAGAGAAACGCAAAGCGTGGTTTAAGAGCCACGGCTCCGTCAGATAACCATAGGCGAGGATTTACCAACGGCAAGAAGGTGGAGTTTCTATGGCTTAAAGGCTAGGCCACTATTCGTAGTTTGACATTTTTTGGTAGTAGAGGTAGTATTAATTATATGACTATTAAAAAATGTCTAAAATGTAAGAAAAAATTTAATACGTATTTTTCGACACAAAAATATTGCAGCAAAGAATGTTTTGAAAGTATGCCTAAATTGTGGTTAGTGGGTAATACCCACGGCTTCATAAAAGGGCAAAAAGCTTGGAATAAAGGCAAAAAATGGACACAGGATGTAAAAAATAAGATAAGCAGGAATAGAAAAGGAAAAGGATTAAATAATCAAGCTGCAAAAGGAAATCACAATGGAATGGTATTTAAAAAGTTAGATGATAGAGTTTTGGGTATAAGCAACTGCAATTGGAAAGGCAATAAAGTCAGTTATAGGAATTTACACAGATGGGTTCATTACTGGCTCGGAAAACCCAAACAATGTGAAATGTGTCAAAAGACTAATGGACGATTGCATTGGGCAAATAAATCAGGGAATTATTTGCGTTAGTTAGATGATTGGATTTCTTTGTGTCCTAAGTGTCATAAAAAATACGATAATAAATAAAAACTGCGAATAGGTAAAACAGCTGGCTAATTCGGGGAAATCTAAGTCCTTATTTGGATATGACAATCCCGAGCTAAATTTACCAAATGCAGTTTTTTATTTTGGTAATAAATGTGTAGAGACTATATACCAGCCTCGAAAGAGATAAGATAGTCCAATCTTATAGGAAACTATAAAGCAATTGACAGCCTCAACAACTACCACCGCTAGTGCTTTAAAGCAGTATTGGCAGGATTTCTTTCTAGAGAGCCTCTGGCCCAATTTGACTTTGACTGGTATCACTACCAAAACTAAAGTTCCTACAGGGAACGGTAAATAACTTTGCCGTTCTAAAATCTGCTATTTGCTGGAAAATCTTAAAGCCAATAATTACTACTTAGGTAATAAAATTATGGATAATATAGATAATCAGCAGGCAACCTTTGTATCTTATATTGCTGGTTTAATGGAGGGGGAAGGTTCTTTTCTAATAATAAAATGTTTGTATAAAGGATGGTTGAATTATAGAGGGGTTGTAATGTTAAACAATACCGATCCCGACATAATTCAAGAATTTGTAAATTATATTGAGTCTATCGGCATAAAGAAATGGATTAAGGGTTTAGATAGAAGACCGAAGAACAGAAGAATCTGTTATCGGGTAGAAATAAAACAAATAGATTCAAGGATAAAATTTATAGATTCAATTTTGCCCTTTATGCGGTCTAAAACTAAAATAGAGCAGGCAAAAATAGTTAAAGAATTTTCTTGTTATAGAAAAGAGCAAAACCAAGCAAAAAACATAATTCGTAATAATCAAGGACAGTTCATAAATGGCGGGCATAAAAAGATGACCGATAAAGACAAAGAATATTACGAGAGATATTTGAAGACAAAGGAGTCCTCAGAGACTACACGCAGAATACCTCATATATTTGAGGGAAAAAATATAGTCCAAACTCTAACTATTGAAAAATAGGTTATTGAAAAATAATTGAGTAAAAGAAAGTAGTTTGGTGGCATGGTATCTCAAAGCTCACAGCTGGGACAGTCGCTTCAACAGAAGGAGCCGATCCGACAACTCGTTCAGTAGCGGCAACTAGAATTTCAGGCACCTTGGCTGAATACAATAACCTTGTAAAAGCCAACGCCCTGTTAATTGATACCGCTATTGACGGCACCAAAGAGCAGATAATGAAACAGTTAGCTGCTGATGCCGCGAAGTTGCTGGACGATACCTTGCTCGCAAAAGCATTGGCTGGTGGCACGGCTTACTTTGCCGCAGGCACCTCTCACCGTTCCAATATTATTTCCGCTTCCAGCGCCACAGTATCTGATGTGCGAAGAGCAGTCAGATTACTGGAGCTTTCATCCGTGCCAAGATTCCCCGATGGTTATTACATCGGCTTGGTCCATCCGGATATAGCCTACGATTTGAAGTCCGATTCTACTTGGCTTGACCTGTCAAAATACAGGGACACTGTCAAGTATGACATCAAGGGCGAAATCGGGAGTTTACATGGCGTTCGGTTTGTTCAATGCCCGTCTATTCCAGTTTTGGCTAACTCGGGTTCTGCTTCTGTTGATGTGTATCGCACAATCATCATGGGGCGGGACTTCTTGGGTGAGTCAGAGCTTGGCAACCTAGATGTGGTGATCAACGAACCTGGCAAAGCGTCTGAATTGGGACGATACAATACTTATGGCTACAACTTTATTATGGCAACAGAAGTGTTGTCTAATCAAAGAGCTATTCGTATGGAGAGTGCCTCGACATTTGATTAAGCCAACGATGGCGAGTGAAATGATACATCTCGCCATCTTCCACAGGGGAAAAATTGGTTATGAATTGTTGCCTTGCCACAATTTAATAATTTAATTTTTCTCCTATGGGAGAAACAATAATTATGACAGAACCATTAATTTCAGTGATCGTCGCCACGCATAATCGTAAAGATTTATTACCGCGGGCGCT